TATCTGAATATTATATCACATTGCATAATATAGTTGAAATTAATTCGCAAAAATCCCATAAAATAGGCGTTTTCGGGCTATCTACTATTCAATTATAACCACTTAAACAGTCCTTAAAGTTCCTAAAAAGTTCACAAAAAAATTGATCCTAAAAGGATCAATCATTTACGAGTTCAGCAGGCAAGATCTAGCACCCTCACATGGTGCTTTTTTTATCTTCAAAAATGGTAGGCAACCGCGCACCTATGGGTGCTCGACCACCTACCACCTAATTAGATTATAACATTTTTTGACTATTATTCAATATTCCAAAATACACAAAAAGATGAGTTTAGAGAAAAAGATGATTTGATACCATTTATAGTATAGTTTTTTTACTTTAGATACTTACTCATACACGTTCCATTACCTTTATTGTTTTTAAAAACTTTATTTTCTCTAGTTCTTTTATCAGTAACAACAAGATGAAGTGGATCTAATAAAAAAACTAAATATTTATCTCCCTCTAGAATCACAAATATCCTAAATGACGTTGACTTATCCAGCTCGTTAGTCCTAAGTTTAATCTTATTTATGTTTGTTAATGAGAATTCTCTAGTTAAATATAGTTTAAAAATTCTCTCAAGACGTAACTGAGCTGTCTCAGGTAGGGAAAAATAATCAGTCTCATCCATGCCATGATCATTTAATTTTTTCAAATCCGGCCAAAATAAATTTATATTATTTACAAAATTTTGAACAACATCTTCATTTAGAAAATTAGTAAATTGATCTTCTGGATATGATTTATATTTCGAATGTTTTGACTTTATTACGTCATTTGAATAAAGTTCAAATTCTCTAGTTTTTTCAGGCTTTAAAGGATCGCTTTCAATACTATTTTCTGGCTCTATATTTGTTTTCTTGCTACTCTTGCTCTGAATTGGATTGCTATCAAGCAGATTGGATAATTTCTTTATACTCATTTGCAATGTCTTCCATATAAATAGGAGTAGAATTTCCTTTTTCTATTGCTTCTTTCCAGCTTCTATCTTCGTGGCTTCTATCAACCAGTGCAAAGTCAGATTTTTTCACTATCATACTTCCGACATCATTTATAAAGTTATTAACTTCTATGTCAATAGGTCCATCTCCAAAATCATATTTTTTGGCATGATACTCATCATTTTTATTCTTTTGATAAACATCTCTTATAACGGGCCCATATGTCCATGCTTCAAAATCCCCTTTAAATAAGTATTTAGGGAAGTCGTGATTTTCTTCTTTTATTCCTATCTCATCTCTACCTGAATATGTACCAGCATAAAAGGCAAATAGAAAATATAAACTTTTCTGTAATTTCAGTGGAGATAATTCAGAAAACTTATACAAAAGATGATTTATTAAATCATCAACACTTTCAAAATAATATTCCCTACTCATATTTGACTCCTTAAGATATACAAAAACACAAGTATCACATCTGTCACCTGTGTTTATCTCAATTTTTATAATTATATTATACACTTTCCCTTAATGTACCTTTTTTTGAACATTTTGTCAACCAACCTTGACTATTCTGCTATTTTTATAAGTTATTTTCTCGTTTTTTGTCTTTTAACATTAATTTTAGGGAATATTAATGATATATTAGTTCAAATGCTAGAAATATTTCGTGGCTTAAAACGCAAATTTTAGTATCCTTCATGAAAATCTTTTTTAACACTATCCTATTGATTATCATAAAAAAATATAGCTCCGCTAAAATAAGACGGGGCTATATTTCTGTTATTAGATTTATTTTAAGTAACAATGAATTTACCTTTATACCTGTGATAGATATCTCTGGTGAAGAAATAACCAGCACATACAAGAAAAAATTTTCTTCCCTATTACTTTTAAAATGTCAGCAATTGTCAGCCTGCTGTGTATTTTGAATAACATTTTTTTCCTATTGTATCCAAAACCATAGCAAATGTTAGCATTTTTTGTTTTTTTCAGTGGGTAAATCACGCGCACTAATTATCTTTCTATAAAATCTTCGCTAATCGTTCTTTTCCTTTTCTTAGGATCCGATACATTGTTGGTACTGAAGTATCTATTTTTTCAGCCACATCCCAGTTCGGCAAGGCTCTAACATAGTATAAGCGTAATACTGTACGTTCTAACGCGTATGGGTTTTTATCGATCATTCTAACGCTTTCCAGACGTTCATTGATAACCTTTTCTAGTCGTTCTTCCAAGTCTTCTTTCAACTTAATTGTAGAAATTATTTTGTTTTCAGCATTATTATTAGAACTCTTTTGAAGTGGTGAAGCAGAAAGAGAACTACGCTTATATACCCCACTGTCAAGTGATTCTATTTCTATTTTAAGCTCCTCTATTTCTTTGTCTAACCATTTTATATTTTCTAGCTTTTCATTTAATTGCTCTAATTCCATTTATGCCCCTGTCTTCTTAGTACTTTTTATCCTTATTGATAAATCACTAATAATGTAGACTGTACTGCCATATCTTCACTACTTCCAAACGTTGCTTCTGAGATCTTCACATCCACCACTTGAACAGTGGACAAAAAGTCATTTACTTCTTGCTCAAATTCTTCTAATGATTGTTTCCAGCCACGACGGATAAATAATTTAGTTTTCATTTTTTGCTCCTTTTTTAAATTTTAGACTTATTTCTAAAAATGTAAGATGGTTGTAAGGTGGGAATTTCTGACCATCTTACAGCTGAAACCCTTGATATTACTGAATTTGTAAGACGGTAAGACGTGTAAGGCGGTTTTCCTATACCTCTAAAACTAATTTTTCTTTTTTTATTTATTTCTTTATCCCCCTCCTAAAACCATCTTACACACCTTACATTATAAGATAATCTCTTGGGAGAGTATGGTTCAACCCGTAAGGTGGTAGCATTTTACACCATCTTACACACCTTACATTTTTTTAAAGATAGGGATCATCCTCAATAAGCGGAAACATACTTAATTCCTTGTTTACAGTTTCCTCATGCGGAATAAAACTATTAAACCTTTTTTGGTTCGCAACACAGTAAACGGTCATTACTTCCCCATTGATTCTTTTCTGAATGGATTTAACCCCTATAGTTTCCAAAGCCTTTTTAACTTTAGTTGTATTGTTCCCATAAGTTCTTTTATAAATGTCTATAAGATCATTTCCGTTTGACCTTACCACGTAATCAGAACTCTGCAATTCATTTATCAAATACATCTGAAAATCGTCTAAGGATTCATTACCGTTATAAACCTCTACGTCTTTCCAAATGAACTTTTCGCCTTGTTCTTTGAAATATTCAAGACTGGCCAATAAGAAGCCTATACAGCCCTCTATTTTTGGAGTTTTATCTTGGTCAGTAAATGCTTCCCAATATTTTTCAAAGGTCTGTTCACGTTCCAAATCAGTTTCCCCCTTTGGCCTATCCTTGTATTGAATAAGTACTTTCCGCCCATTCATTTCATCAGACAGCGACACATTCCTATTGGTATCAATACATAGAACACTGGTTAGATATACCAAGCCTTGGTTACCTCCTACATTGCGCCCTAGATGGGTTTTCTCGGTTGCTATGATCTTTAGCACGCGCTCTATTTTATCTCCTATAATATCGCCCTGTTCAGTTGCTAAGGCCATCTCTCCACCGGAAAACGTAGCCCAGGCATTGCTGGCTTCAAATCCTCCAGCAATAAGGCTATCCAGTTCTACATCAATTTTATTAAGCAGACCAGATAAAGCGATATGACGCAAGCCTTTTCCTGTTCTAACTCCAGACTTGGCAAGAAAAAAATTTGTCTTACTCCTTAAACCACTAGCAACCTGTACCATATAATAGGTCTGTAACAGTGCATTGTGCAGACTATCAGGATCATCAATAACATAGGTTAGAAAATCCATTGCTACTTCTTTGCTTTCTATAGCTTTGTCATAGCCTACGGGGTAGTATTTAAAAAATGATCGTTGGTTATCTATTGTAGTGCGCGTGACGGTGTGGGTTTCTAAATCAATTATAAAGTCCTTACCAGCTATTTTATAAAGCTCTAACTTTCTCACTGGTTCAACGTGAAAATGTTTGTCAATTCCTTTTAGAATATCCACCACGTAACCAATATCATTTTTAAACCCGTAAAGCTTTGCAAGTGTCATTTCATCTATTAGTTTTGCTTGCTGGTTATTTATATCGTAAATACGATTATCAAATACCACATACCTACCCATTAAATAATCAATTACCATCTTGGCAAAGGTGGGGAATGCGGCCTTATATTTCACTGTGGGTTCACTATTATTTGATATTTTTACACTGCTACAACAGATAAATTTTTTCTGTTCACCGTTCCTATCAGCGATATACATGACTTCATTTTCAGGTATTAAGATCTTCGTTTTATTATGTTCGATATTATTAAAGCTATCTAATTGATATATATTAGCAAGTTGCTTTTTATAATCGGCCTTATGCTTTGACTGGCCATAATCTTCATCAGTCCAATTTAAGGAAACGACTTCTTTCAATCGATCAACTATATTCAAATCACGCGCCCCCTATTTTTAAATTTTCGCAACTTCTTTAATTTCTGCCGTTCTTTCATTTGTTCATAGGTTTCTTGCCTGTTTTTCCCTGCTTTTTCTTGGCCAATTTTTGTAATCCCAAAAGCAGGGTGTTTTAAATGTATACCGCTCATTTTTCCACCCCCAAAAAGATCAAGATATCACTCACTTTATAGTACACTTTGCGCGTGTCTTCTAGCGGTGGTTGATAGCGTTTCAAGCCGTTTTCTTCCCAGCGTTTCAGGGTGTTGTCTGTTACGTTCAGTTCATCTTTTAACTGTTTTGCTGTCATAAGCCCTAATAGTCTTTGTTCTGGTTGGCTTTTTGATTTTAAAAAATTATCAACCAGATCTAAAAGACCGTGAGATAATTCGAATTCACTTTCTTTACTCAAACTAAACATTTTCATCCTCCTTGATTCCGTTAAGTGAAATCTCTCCACAAATTTCAAAAAGAATGTCAGAAATATTATTTAGCCCATTAGTTAGAGTTTTTTCACCCTCCATAATTTCAGCTAAGAAAGCTAGTCGATCCATTGCCTTATCAATCTTGTTAATCAATTCTGTTTTGTTCATGTTGTTCTCCAATCTTCCTTTAAAATACTTCACCATTAAGTCTTGTTCGACTTTTAATAAATACCAAAGAATGGTATAATTTAATCATAAAAATTTTTCCTAAAACCCTTACGGCTTGCCTGCTGTCCTGTGTTTTAGTTGATTCCATTTTAAGGCTTGTTAGTTGGTGGCTACAGGCCTTTTTTTATTGCTCTCAATAATCTTTCGCAAGCCATTCCATGGCTTTCCTATAAATTGATGTTCTCACTTCACCACAAGTGATCAATTTTTTATACGTTACAGGATTTACCCCAATCTCTTTACTTGCTTCTAAAGATGTCAGTAACTTGTCAGCTTGTTTTCTCCTCAATGCTCTTGATTCTAAATTACTTACTTTCAAAATAACTCCTCCTTTCTGTAAAGTTTTATTTTACAAACTCATTTTATAAAGTTTTTCTTTATTTGTCAAGAGTTGATAAAAAAAAACTTTACTTTTGTAAAAAAAGTAATTATAATGATACTGAGGAATGAAGTATGAATAATTTAAAAAAATTACGAAAAGACAAAGGATTAACTCAACAACAATTAGCTGATGAATTGAACAGCATTTATAAGAATAAAAAATCCTATTCAAAAATGAATATTTCAAATTGGGAAAATGAAAAACATTCGATAAGTACATTAAATGCTGAACAACTATCAAGTTTTTTTGATGTTCCAATTAGCTATCTATTGGGATATAGTGAATATCCTGATGAATTTTTTGCATTTTCTGAATTGAAAAAGCAAAATAAGGATGATTGGACCAATATGGCAAAATCAAAAATATTATCCTTAGTAACTAAAACAGATTTAGAGAAAATCAAAGACAAATACGTCAAAATGGATGGACCTGAATCAGATTGGGAAAGTTACACAATGCTTCTAAGTGCGATAGGGTCATTACCAGATAAAGAAAGTAAATTGTTAACTTTGTTTTCGTTATTAAGTGATCAAAAACAGGATTTACTACTAGAGCTAGTTCAAACCATGGTAGATGAATAAACGAACCCACGCGCAAATGGTTGATATTAATAATCGCAAAAAGGTAGAAACGAGGTATAACAAATGACAAAATGAAACTAGAAAAATAAAAGATTAGGATATTATTAAAAATATATAGGAGAAACATTATGAAAAAGAAAATTGTTACCACTGCTGTTGTTTTAGCTCTCGCTACTGGTGGAGCGGGCTACTATTTCTTATCTTATGCCCCTCACCAAACTGCAATAAGTCACTTTGAAAAGTCTGTTGATACTCTTAATGAGAATAATAAAGCAATTGAAAAACAAATTGCTGATACTGAAAAAATTATTAAGGAAAAAGCTAAACCATTAGACGCAAAGACTTTAGAAGATTTAAAAACTGCTGTCAAAGAAGCAAAAAACTCTATTCGTAAAGCTCCAAAAATGGATAGCGATACACAAAAGATAGAAGATCAAGCGAAAGAAATTGCAAAACCTGTCGATTATTCTGAAACTCAAAAAAACATCAATGAGAAACTAACAGCTTACCAAAACAGCGTTAAGCAACTAGCACAGATTACAAACCCCAAAGATTCTTTTATTGAGGAACGATTGAAAGAAGTCGATACAATCCAAGAAGTGCAACACGCTACAGAAGAAAATGACCCAAACGGCTTATTAAACAAACAAGGTGGCTATACTGCTTCTATCTATTTTGCAGATAACCAAGTAACCGAACCTATTGAGGGTGCTAATCTAGTAGATAAGGGAACTGAAGCAGGCGGTGCTATTGAAGTATACAAGACCAAAGAAGAAGCTGAAAAGAGAAATACCTACCTATCAGCTTTTGACGGTGGAGTATTAGATCCTGGATCACATTACGTGTATGGTACTATCGTAATTCGTACCTCTCACCACCTCACTGCTAGCCAACAAAAAGCCTTAACTGAAAAAATTTACAATAAACTAATTGAACTGAAGTAATTCTTACAAAATAGATATTTTCGCTTATTCTAAATCAAAAGCTATATATACCAAACCATAGCAAACCTTAGCATTTCTATTTTTCTTTAGGGTCTCCGAAAAGTCCGATTTAAATAAAAAAGCGTGTTTTCAGCGCCTAATACAAGCCCTATACACGCTTTCTAAAATCCGATATGTAATCAACCGTCTGACCCTTTAAAATCGAATACAGGGCAATCTGTGAAGCCCTGGCATGATATAAACCACAAACTAAAACCTTTACGGCTTGCCTGCTGATGGATTAGAAAGGTTTAGATCATGAAAATTACAGAACATAAAAAGAAAGACGGTACAATAGTGTACCGCACCAGCTTATATCTTGGTATTGATTCAATCACAGGGAAGAAGATTAAAACAACCATTTCAGCCCGTACCAAGAAAGAAATTAAGAACAAGGCTCTACAAGCGAAAGTTGAATTTGAAAAAAACGGTGCAACTCGCACCACCTTTGTTCAATTTGAAAACTATGGTGAATTAATGGATAGCTGGTGGGAAAACTACGCACCCACGATCAAAACAAACTCTCAAATCGCTATCAAATCACAGATAGAAAAATATCTGCGCCCTGCTTTTGGGGCATACAAACTAGACAAGTTGACCCCTGCCATTATTCAGCAACAAGTGAATAAATGGGCTAGAGAGTACAACCAAAATAACGGTGGTTTTAAACGATATGGACAACTCCATTCATACAATAAGCGTATATTACAGTATGGAGTTTCATTACAAGCATTAAAGTCCAATCCTGCAAAGAATATACTAGTTCCCAAAGTCAAGAAAGATAAAGCAAAAATCAAGCATTTCACAGATCCAGAATTAAAACAATTCTTTGAATACTTGGATAGCTTGGATCAAAAAAGATTTAAAAATCTCTTTCATGTCACTCTTTACAAGTTCCTACTTGCTACGGGTTGCCGTATCAATGAAGCCTTGGCGTTGGAATGGTCTGATATTGATCTTGATAATGCTGTTGTTCACATTACAAAGACACTTAATTATAGACTTGAAATTAATAGTCCTAAATCAAAATCTAGCTACCGTGATATTGATATTGACCCCAAAACGGTTACAATGTTAAAACAGTACAAACTTAGACAAACCCAAGAGGCTTGGATACTTGGAAGAACTGAAAAAGTGGTCTTTTCAGATTTTCTCCATGAATACCCAAACAACCGCACTCTTCAAGCAAGATTAAAAATACATTTTAAACAGGCACAAGTTCCTGACATTGGTTTCCACGGCTTCCGACACACTCACGCTAGTTTGTTATTAAATGCTGGAATACCATACAAGGAACTCCAGCACCGACTAGGACACTCCACCTTATCCATGACAATGGACATATATAGTCACCTTTCAAAAGAGAGTGCAAAAAAAGCCGTGTCAATCTTCGAAACGGCACTAAATAATATCAAAAGTTCCTAAAAAGGAGAACATTTTTCATTTAAAGATACGTTAATTCCTTATATATCAAGGGTTTGACGTATCTTTAAAATATATCTGAATATTATATCACATTGCATAATATAGTTGAAATTAATTCGCAAAAATCCCATAAAATAGGCGTTTTCGGGCT